AGGACGGCTCAGTCCTTAAGCAACGATTTCTACGAAATACGCCTGCTCTTGAATCTCTACGAGATCGCGTTGGCAGAGCAAGTGGTCGCGGCTTCCTCAGAGGTCTTGACGGACGTAGACTTCAAGTCAGGTCAGAACACGCGGCACTAAACACTCTACTACAAGGTGCAGGTGCCGTTGTTATGAAGAAAGCACTGGTTCTTTTAGATGACTACGCGCAGCAGTGGAGTCTTGATTATAAATTCATAGGGAATATACATGATGAAGTCCAAGCGGAAGTGTCAGAAAAACACGCGGAGAAGTATGGCTACCTTGCGGTTGAGTGCCTCAAGGCAGCAGGACTCGCGTTTGACCTCAGGTGCCCTCTTGACGGGGAGTACAAAGTTGGAACTACGTGGGCAGAGACACACTGATGACTAGAAATTTACAACTTAAAAAAGATGGAACTAGGGAAATACCTATTTCTGAAAGCAAAAGCCGAAAAGGAGACTTGGCTGAATACTATGCAGTCACTTGGTTGTGGGACAACGGTTACGAAGTTTTCCCCAACGCGGGCAGCAGTGGCCCGATAGATATGGTTGCTATTAAAGACGGAGAAGTAACTTTAGTAGACGTTAAAACATTAGGGCTTAATACACGCTCACACAAAACAAGAACTCAAGAACAAAAAAACATAGGAGTTGTTTTCTTAGGTTTTGAGCCTGACACATGTAAACTCAGATGGATAAACCACAAATGAAACACGTATATAACTTAGTTAGCGACATCTACAAACTTGTAGAGTCGAAGGAAGTAGCAGAAGGTGTAGACATTGACGCTTGTATCGAGAAGTTCGGTGAGAACGTCAAAGACCTTATGAGAAAAGAGTTCAAAGAAGTTAGAAACGACAGTCGTAAGCTCCGTATGTCTAACATAGGGCGTAAAGACAAGTTTCTATGGAACGTGTACAACGATGTAGACAAGGGTGAGGACATCACTCCACCTACTTACGTTAAGTTTCTCTACGGACATCTCATAGAAGAACTACTACTGTTTCTCACCAGAGCAGCAGGACACACGGTTACTGACGAGCAGAAGAAGTGCGAAGTCAACGGAGTCAAAGGTTCTATGGACTGTAAGATCAACGGGATTGTGACAGACGTGAAGTCAGCGTCCACCTTTGGTTTTAAGAAGTTCAAAGATGGGACACTGGCTTATGATGACCCTTTTGGCTACGTGGCTCAGATCAAAGGATACGCAGCGTCAGAGGGAGCAACAAAGTTCGGCTGGTTAGCCATGGACAAACAGCATGGGCATCTGACTTACCTCCTGTACGACACAGAGGACAACAAGCACCTGTGTATGACCTAATTTCCTATGACATAGGAGAAAGAATCAACCAGATAAAAAAGATGGTAAAGCAACCAACAGCACCAGGAGTTTGCTACGATCCGCTTCCAGATGGAAAAAGTGGAAACCAGAAACTTGCCGTTGGTTGTTCCTATTGTATGTACAAAAAGCAGTGTTGGCCCTCCGTAAGAGGTTTCCTGTATTCCACAGGCCCACGTTATTTAGTAGAGGTAGTAAATGAGCCGCGCCCGATCGAAATCACAGTTTCGTAGTTACTTTGAAGAAGACGTAGCTAAGGTGCTAAAGAAGGGTTTTGAATATGAACCCTTCACAGTTCCTTACACAGTCCATCGTAGATACTGTCCTGACTTTGTTCACACGGAGTCTGGGACGCTCGTAGAGTGCAAAGGTTTCTTCAGGGAAGGAGACACCAAGAAGTACACCAGTGTTAGAGATTGTTTACCTGAGGGTCAACGTCTTGTGTTTGTTCTCATGAAGCCTGAGAAGAAAGTTAGGAAGGGCGCTAAGATGACAATGGCACAGTGGTGTGACAAGGAGAGAATAGCGTGGTACAGCTTAGAAATGTTAGAGGAGTTGATTGACGATGTCACTAACATTAGAAGAGATTAAAGAACGTCTGCTGAAGACATACGATCCTGAGGACTTTCTAGAGGCTTTAGAGATAACTTCAGAACAGCTACTGGACAGGTTTGAAGCTGAGTTACTCAATAGGCTGGATCTTTTTGAAGAGGAATTAGGGTTTGAAGAGGAGGACAAAGATGAAATTGAATAACGTAAAACCAGAGGAGTGGGACGCAGTGTCCTACCCTGAGCATTACAACACAGGAGAAGTTGAGTGCATCGAGGCTATTAAATCAAGCATGTCTAGGATAGCTTATAGGGGTTACTTAAAGGGGAACATAGAGAAGTACCTGTGGCGCTATGAACAAAAGGGTAAGCCTTTGCAAGACCTTAGCAAGTGCCACTGGTACCTAGATAAACTAATAGAGGAACTAACGAATGAAAGTGATTGAAGGAGACTTCGGGAAAAAGGGTAATCTATCAGCCGTAGAAGTCTTTGACTCTGTACGTAAAACAGAAAACCTAAAAGAATATGAAGAAGCCTTTTGTTTTGCACGGTCTAACGAAACGATGGTCATAGCGTCTAACATCGACGCACAAACTTTGTACTTTTTACTCGACCAGATAAAACTAACACTACTAACAAACGGAGATTACGAACCATAATGGATGCATACCAACAGTACATACATAAATCAAGATACGCACGGTACTTACCTGAAGAGAAACGTAGAGAGTCGTGGGAAGAAACCGTTCTCAGATACCTAGACTTCTGGGTAACTCAGAGGAAACTGACTGACAAAGAAGCTAAGGATCTTTTCAAGCCGATACATGACATGGAAGTTATGCCCAGCATGAGAGCCTTAATGACAGCAGGAGAAGCCCTTAGTCGTGACAATGTCGCTGGCTTCAACTGCGCCTATCTACCTATAGATCACCCGAAAGCTTTTGACGAGATGATGTACGTTCTTATGTGCGGCACAGGCGTTGGCTTTAGTGTTGAACGACAGTACATACAGAAGCTACCAGAAGTAGCAGAGGAACTACATGCAACCGATACAGTTATACACGTCTCTGACTCCAAAATTGGCTGGGCTAAAGCATACAGAGAACTTATCGCAATGCTCTTTACTGGTCAAATTCCAAAGTGGGACGTATCTGGAGTTAGGGCTGCAGGGGAACCCCTTAAAACTTTCGGAGGTAGAGCGTCAGGCCCGGAGCCTCTTGTTGACTTATTTCAGTTCACCGTGGAAATCTTTAGAGGGTCTATTGGCAGAAAGCTTAATTCTGTCGAATGTCACGACATCTGTTGTAAGATTGCACAAGTCGTCGTTGTCGGCGGGGTTAGAAGAAGCGCTCTTATCAGTCTCAGTAACCTCACTGACGACAGAATCAGACGAGCAAAGTCAGGGCAGTGGTGGGTAGATAATCCCCAGAGAGGACTAGCGAACAACTCAGCTTGTTACACAGAGAAGCCTGACTTTGAAGCTTTCCTAAACGAGTGGCAGAGTCTGTACGAGTCACGCTCCGGTGAGCGAGGTGTCTTTAGTCGTGTCGCAAGTCAACGCCAAGCTGCTAAGAACGAACGTAGGGACGCTACGGTGGACTTCGGGACTAACCCGTGTTCTGAGATTATACTTAGGCCGTACCAGTTCTGTAACTTGTCAGAAGTTGTTGTTAGACCTGCGGACACACTGCAGACGCTTAAGAAAAAGGTAAGGGTCGCTGCTATCCTAGGAACGCTACAGGCGACACTGACAGACTTCAGGTACTTACGTAAGATATGGCAGGATAATACTAAAGAAGAGGCGCTTCTAGGGGTGTCCCTGACGGGTATCATGGATCACCCTGTTATGTCAGGTAGGACAGAGAGCGAGAATCTTAAAGAGTGGCTAACGGAGTTAAAAGAAGAAGCAATTAGGACTAACATGAAGTGGTCTACGTTGCTTAAGATCAACGCCAGTACTGCCATTACTGCTGTCAAACCTTCTGGTACTGTCAGTCAGCTAGTGGACAGTGCCTCAGGCATCCACCCGCGTTACTCTGAGCAGTACATTAGAAGAGTAAGGGCTGACTCTAGAGATCCTCTGTGTGGTGTCTTAGAAGCCGCTGGAGTCCCTGTAGAGGACGATGTGATGTCACCTACTACTAAAGTCTTCTCGTTCCCCGTGAAGTCACCTAAGAACGCTATAGTGGCTACTGACATGGGAGCTATGGAGCAGCTACGTCTCTGGGAGACATATCAGGACTACTGGTGTGAACATAAGCCTTCTATGACTTGCTACTATAGAGACGATGAGTTCTTAGAAGTAGGGCAATGGTTGTACAACAACTTCGACAAGGTCAGCGGTATTAGCTTTCTGCCTTATGCAGAACACTCCTACCAACAAGCTCCTTACGAACCTGTTGACAAAGAAACTTATGACAGTCTAGTAGCAAGCTTTCCTAAGTCCATCGATTGGAACGTCTCAGAAGCTTCGGACATGACTGAGGGTTCACAGCAGTTGGCCTGTACTGGCAACAGTTGCGAAATCTAAGCATCCTATTCTTCTCGTGAAGAAGGCCCTGCAACAATAGTTCCGGTAGCAGCTAGGTTTTTAAAATCAGAAGCCCTTAAAGAAGGCATGTCCTGTTTTTGAATACCTACTGCTGCCTGTTCTAACATACCTGCTCTCGATTTGTTTACAGAGGGTGCTCCCATTCCTTCTAGTTCATCCATGAAAACCTGCTTTTCTGGTTGTTCAGTACCTGACTTACGACCTGCCTTTTTAAACATGTTGTACCCATTAGGAGGCAACACAGACAAAACTCTTTTGTGACCGGGTGGAACCAGACCAAACAAGTCATTCTCGTCGTTCATAAAGTGAACAAAGTCGCCTTTTGTATTAATCATGAACTGATCATTAACGCCTCCAAGACCTTTTGCAGCAGATTTATGACTTCCGCTGAAGTACACAGTGTCTCCTCTTTGATCTAAGTTTTCAGACGCTTGCTGTACTCGCGCTTTCATACCGTCATATATTTTTTGTTGAGGCTTGGTTAGTTTTTTGCCTTCTTGTTCCATTCGTTTATACTTATAATAAAAATCTATTGTTTCTGAATCTGTCCTCTTTTTATTTGTGTCGTACCTCTTCGATTCTGTTAGGTTGTAGTAAGCTCTTTCCACCCTGTTTGCTTTCTTTCTTTGTTTTTTGTCCCCAAACGTCCGATATAAGGTGTCATCTGGTAGGCGTGTTATAGCCACTAATTCTCTCATGTCTGCGTCTGAAAAAGTGTCTTTCTCAGGGAAGTGCTTTTGCATAGAAGTTCTAGCGTTAAATATCCTTGTTGCTGTTTTGCTAGGGCCTCTTAAACTTTCTTTGCCCACGTCAGAAAAAGCAGTAGGACTCCTGACGACTACTTCTACTTCTTCAGTCGCTTTCATCTTCTGTTCTTTTCTCATCCTTTCTTCAAACACAGCTAAATTATCTTTTGTTAGCCCAATGTTTTTCTTTCCTAAGATAGAGAGAGAAGTGGCTGTAGCTAACATGTCAGCATTTAGAACGCCTTTAGCTAACTGTTGGACTTTTTCAAAAGACTTCACAACACCTTGAGACGGTGTTTTAGTAGCTCTATTTAACAACTGCGTTTGGTCTAACTGCCCTTCTACAAATGAAAGGTCTTTTTTGTACTCTAACAACCACTCATCTTTTACTGCTTTTTCTGCTGAGTATTTCTTAAACCACTCTTCTTCTTCTTTTGTTACTTTCTCGTTTCCTTTGTAGTCCTTATTTTTAAGTTCTTTAATCCTAGAAAACTTTGATGTATCAGCTAGTATTTTTTTATTTTTTTCTTTATAGTTTAGTAGCCATTTTTCGTCTTCTTCTGTTCTTTTCTTTTTTCCTTTGCTTCTAAGTTCAGCGGCTTTCTTCTTTTCTGAAGTCCTCATTAGTTCATCAGCTTTCTGTCTTTTTTCTGGTGTTATGTCAGCGGCTGCGCTTCTTAAAGACAGAGGGACACCTGCTCGTCTTGAAGCTGCGCCTCTAGGGTTTAGAGCGTTTAGCACAGCTTGTGGCCCTGTTGCTGCAATAGAAGCAACTTTCCCTGCGTTTCCTTTTCCATAAAACCACGGTTGTTTGTTAGAAGCTTCCATTGCCAAATCAGGAATAACACCGTTTCTAATACCCTTAACCGCAGGTATTACAGAAAGATCACCCACGTAGCCAAGACGCTTCATCCACTGTGGGTTTTCTTTTACAAACTCTAAAGCAGCTTGTCCTGCTTCTGTTTCTACAACCCCCTGAGAAATATCACTTAAGCCTTTCTTTAAAAAGTCAGCCAACTCACTAGGCAGCATAGAACCAGCTAGTTCTGCTCCTTTACTAGCTACTGCACCTGCCGCAGCAAAGGGGATGTCTGTTACCGCTCCTACAGCGTTAGCCCCTCCTTGAAGCATTTGATCAAAAAGCCCTATTTCTCCTTTTCTATAGCGGTTTGTTTCCTCTAAGAAATCGTCTAAGCGCCTTCCCGGCCCACCTAAAATATCATTTTCCATTTGTTTCTTCTTCCTGTCTCGCTTCGTTCATTAAGTATACAATATAAGACCTGTCTGCTTTTAAAGTTGCTACGAGATTTTTATCGCTTTTATAAGTTTTTAGTGTTTTATCAATTCCTG